GCGCCGTTGCTGTTAGCAGTGCGACGCCGGCCACTGCCACGGCCACGGCGGCGCGGACATTCACGGCAGGCCAGCGGATCACCGCAGTGATCACCGGCTCGACCGGATCACCGACCGACACGCTGCTGTCCCTTGCTGTGACGTGGAGTTAAGAAAGGCGGAGCGGTAGCATGTGCGCCTGGGCCTTCGGGGATTCGTTCGACCTCTACGCAACATCCACCGACGCGGTGACGGGATACTGGGATGGCGGAACGCCTGGCAACATCAGCCTGATAACCGGGCGTTTCTCTGGTAGCCGTGCAGTTCAGTTCGGCAATCCCACCGCTGTGTTGCTGATTAAATCGAGCGGCGCAAACGACAGTATCCACCACATCGTTCTGGCGTTCCAGCAGACTGCCGCGCTGACCGGAACCGCCCTTGACTGTTATTTGCAGTTGCTCGATGGCACAACAGGGCAATGCGCCATCGTGTTTCGTAGCGACGGCGCGATGCTGCTGACCTCCGGCACGCCCACAGGGACCGTGCTTGCGACCTATACCGGCGCGGTCTCGGCGCAGAGCACATGGATCGCGCTCGAGATCGAGGTGATTGTCAGCAATACGGTCGGCGGCATGCGCGTGCGTAAGAACGGCAACGCCAGCAATGACTACGACAGCTTCATCTCCGTGGGGAACCTCGACACAAGCACCAACGCGAACAACTACGCGAACAAGTTGCAGATCGGTCACTCGACAGGTAACGGTATCACGCAATCTATCGACGACCTGCTCTGGCGCAGCGACACCGCCAGCGTGCCGTTCGTGGGCGACATCCGCGCCTATACCCGCATGCCCGCGAGCGATGTGAGCACGCAGTTCGCGCGGGCGCCTGACCCGTTTCCGCTGACACCAAATACAGCGGCAACGACCGCCACCCCGACTGCTGGCAACGTGCGCCTTGTGTCCTTTACCCCCACGGTAAACGGCACGTTGACCAGTGCTTCGATCTCAGTCAACGCCGCAGCAACAGCGCACGTCAAAGCGGCAATCTATGCCGCTGATCGTTCGACCGTCCTGGCAACCTCAAGTGAGATCACTAATCCGGTGGCTGGCGGAAACGTCGTCACCTTCACGCCCGGTCTCGCAGTTACCAAAGGCACGCAATACTACTTTGCGACCGATCAGGATGCATCCGTTACCTATAACAGCACCAACAGCCTCGCAACGACCTACACAGGGACATGTGCGTATGCCAGTTTCCCTGGCGCCCCGATCACCGGTATGTCAGCAAATTCTGCCTCACCGATTTTTACGTTGAGCTTTGCGACGCCCAACCATCAGATGGTCGCAGAACCCCAGCAGGACGGTGCCGCGTCATACGTCTACGACAGCACCGTGGGCCACAGCGATCTCTATGGCATCGCCGCACTCGCTGCGACGCCGGTCAGCGTTGTCGCGGTGACCACGCGCGGCTTCGTGCAGAAATCCGACGCGGGCACGCGTAACGGCGCGGTGCAGTTGAAATCGGGTGCCACGACAGTGCAGAGCACCAGCACGGCGCTCTCGACCACGTTCGGCTGGCTGTGGCGCACTGACGCGACGGACCCGGCGACCGGTGCTGCGTGGACGCCTGTTGCGGTGAACAACGTCAGCATCGGCCCAGTCTGCACGCTATGACCGACATCAGAACAACCCAGGTTGCTGTAGAGCAGTTCGCGACTGGCGCCCCCGCCATGCAAGTCACATCTGTTTCGCTGGAGATGTGGGCCTCCGTGCAGGCGACCTCCGGCACCCAGATGGTCGCAACGCTCGTGGCAACCGAGCAGTGGGCGAGTGTCGCGTTGGTGCCGGTCGCGGCAGGCGGCCCCATGGTCACGATGATCGGATAGGACGCGCCGTGTTCGATTTCGCCAATTCACCCACCATCGGCCAGACCGTCAGCAACGGCGGCATTTCGTATATCTGGGATGGCGCTAAGTGGGTGGCGACGCCAAACAGCGGCGGCGACTTCGTGAACGTCAGCGGCGATACCATGACCGGCCCGCTTGTGCTCTCCGGCGATCCGACAGCCAGCGCACAGGCCGCCAACAAGCACTACATCGACAATGCCATCTCGCTCGCCGGCAACTATCTCGGCACATGGTCCGTCGCATCCAACACGCCGAGCATCACCGCTGGCGGCAGCGTCTCGAATGCCAACTATGTCGCGGTGACCGTCAATCCTGCTACGCCTGAGACGGCGCCTGGCGGCATTCCCGGCATTGCCGGGCAGACGGTCAATAACGGCGACCGGATCATCTGGGCTGCCGGTATCGCCCAGTGGCAGATCCTGCGCTCGCCATCGCCGAACGTGTCGAGCTTCAACACCCGCACCGGCGCAGTGACGCTGAGCAGTGGCGACGTGACGACGGTGCTGCCGCCGTCCTCCACCACGCCTGTGATGGACGGTACTGCGACCATCGGTGTGGGCACGACCTGGGCGCGCGCCGATCACGTCCACCCGACCGACACCTCGCGAGCGTCGGTTGCTTCCGTCACAGCGGGCGCCGCTGTCGCCGCCAACAACGCTGGGCGCAACCTCGTGCATAATGCGCTGTTCAACATCGCGCAGCGTGGCGTAGGGCCATTCACGGCAACCGGGGCACAGACGATCTATTCAGCGGATCGCTGGGTGGTTCAATCGGGCGTCGCTGGCGACACGATGGGATTGACACTCAATCCGACGACTGACGCGGATCGCACGGCGATCGGCAATGAAAGTGCGACAACGATGGCGTCGCTGACCATCGTTGGCACGGCAACGGCTGGCTCCATGTGTCGCGTGGTGCAGAAGTTAGAGGGCGTGCGCCAGCTGTCCGGTAAAACCATCACCGTATCATTCTGGGCCGTCGGGAGCGCCGCGAACAAGCTGGGTATTTCGTTCGATCAGTTTTTCGGCACTGGCGGCTCGCCATCGGCATCAGTGACCGGCAACGGAACAGCGGTCACCCTCACAACGTCATGGGCGCGGTATTCCGTAACACTCGCGGTGCCGTCCGCGTCAGGTAAAACGCTGGGCACCAATGGCGACGCATCAAGCAGTCTGAATATCTGGGCGTCTGCTGGATCAACGTTTGCCGCAGCGTCGGGTGGCATCGGAAATCAGGGCAGCTGGTTTGCCAATCTCTGGGGCGTGCAGCTGGAGATCGGCAGCGTAGCAACACCGTTGGATTACGGTGGTTCGCCGCAGCAACAGCTCGCCGCCTGCCAGAGGTTCTATCAGGTCGGAACGGCGGGCGCCTGGGCCAACGGTACAGCCGGCTCGGCAATCGGGCATATCACACAACTGCCTGTCACGATGCGGGCCGTTCCGACGATGGGGGTTGTCTCCCCGAATTACGTGAACACATCGGGCGCGTCAGTTGTGGCATTCGGCGGCTCGGGATCGTTTCAGGCGATTGCGCTGATCACCGCCACAGGCTTCGGCTCTTTCTATTGCAACTACACCGCATCGGCGGATTTATAGCCATGCACCTCATCTTTTCCTCCGCAGAGAGCACGACGATCCAGGCAACGCTGGACGACAAGGAAACGCTGGGCAATATCACCGGCCCTGGTGTGTTCTTTGTGCCGGTGGACGAAAGCAACGCCGAATACGCCGAGATCGTCGCCAACGGCTACAAGGTCGAGGAATACGTGGCGCCGACACCGCCACCGCCCGTGGCCGTCGATCTGCCGCCGGTCATGCCGACCGAGCCGCAGCAGGCCGCACCCAAGGCATACGTTGACACAGAGATCGCTGCCCTCGCTGCTCGCGTCGAGACGCTGGAGAGGCGCTAGAGCCCATGCAACAGACCATCGTCGTCCCGTATCTGCGCGCTACGCCGCTCTACCAGGCGCGCCGCGATCTCGTGCTGTCCTCGGCAGAGAGCCTGGCGCTGCGGGTGACCGTGGTCGAAAGCGACAACCCGACCGCGCCGCTTCTCACGCTCACCGGCGGCCTCGGCGGCCCTGCCGCACAACTGACCATCTGGTCCTGCTACGATGATCACCGCTCGTGGGATTACGGCAGGCCGCGGTCATCGCCATTGGCCAGGGACATCCTCTGGAGCGCCGTAGGAGCGCCACAGGCGGGCTGCGGCTCGTTCGACTGGTATCTGTCGGGCGGCACCCTCTACAGCCTGCCGCGACGCTGCGGCTGGGCCGTGCATCTCATCTGGGACGGCGGCGGCTCCATCGACGCGCTGTTCGAAGGCGTGCTGCATGTCGGCATCGGGTTCGGTCCGTCCGCGGAAACCAACCGCGCGCTGCTGCCGCTGCTGACCGATGATGACATTCCCGTCCATACCGACACCGATCAACCCGTGCTGACGTAGGAGGCCACATGTCCGGCTCTGGCATTCGCATCGAGGACATGCCCGACCTCGGCGCCGTCAACGACTCGTGCAGCGTGGTCGGCGAACACGCCGGCTCAGGCCGTTTCATGGCAACATCGCTGCGCAGCTATATCCTGAGCGGCGGCACGGTTGCCGATCTGACCGTCAGCAATCTGACCGTGACCGGCACGGCCGGGATCAACGGCGACACCGGTATACACGGCGACCTGACAGTCGATGGCCCAATCGCCGGCAACGGCGTGTTCGCCAATACACCGACCGACACGTTCGGGCTGGTGCCGAACGTCTCCGGCTCGCATATCCTCCAATGGTCCGCCGCCGTTTTCGAGTCATATAACACCAGCACGAACGTGCTGAGCTGGATCATGCCCAGCCCGATAGGCGTCGCCATGCAGCTCACGCCTGACGGCCAGTTGCTGATGCGCGGCGGGAGCGGCATCGGCTCGTTCGACGGCCTGTGGTTGCAGCTCGACGGCACCAATGCGACCTCAGCGACCGGCACCAACACGGCCTCGCTGCTGATCAATGGCGGCTCGCGGCCCTCGGACGCATTCGAGTTCTGGTCTGGCGGATCAGAAAAATGGGCCTTCCGGCTCGATGGCGCCGCCTTCAAAATCGGCGGTGGGCCGTGGGCCGACATCTCGGACGCGCGGATCAAAACCAACGTGACGGATTATACCGCTGGCCTGGCAGAGATCGTGCAACTGCGGCCCGTCTCGTACAATTTCCTGCCGGCCACCAACCGCGACCCTGACCAGATCCACCACGGCCTGATCGCCCAGGAAGTCGAGGGCATCATGCCGGAAATGGTGAATGTGGCGCCCGGCCAGGTCGGTGACATGCAATACGACGACATGCGTAGCCTTGATACCCAGGCCCTGATATTCGCCTTGTGCAATGCGGTGCGGACGCTCGATGCACGGATCGTGGCGCTGGAGGCGGCGAGCCGCTGATGTCGCAATCACTTCAGCAATTAGCCCAGCTTCAGCAGCCGCAGGGCGGGATGCAGCGCATCCCGTTTCCGGTTGAAAGCTACGAGCATCCGTCAAAGCCGCTGTCGGCAAAGCGGCTGCTCAACTGCTTCGCCGAGGCCGCGCCCAACGACGCACGAAGCCAGGTGGCGCTGCGCACCAGTCCCGGCCTCGTCTACACCGAGACCTTCGGCGCCGGACCGTTCCAGGCGTTCAATCCGACCTATCCCGGCGGCTTCTATTGCGTGAGCGGCACCAAGGCGTTTCGCAAGGTCGATGGCGTGACGACGCCGCTCGGAGATGTCGGCCTGCCGGTCGATCCTGCGCTCGGCGAGTTCCACGTCATGGTGACGATTGCCGTCTCGCCGTTTCATGTGGCGATCTGCGTGCCGCCCCGGCTCTACGCCGCCACCCACACCGCCACCACGCTGACTGAGGTTGACACGTCGGCATTCCCGCCCAGCGGCGGCTGCAACTCCATCACCTACATCGATGGCTATTTCGTCGGCACGCAGCACGGCCGTGGCAACATCTTCTTTTGCTCGGCGCTGAACGATCCGTTTACGTGGGATGCGCTGGATTTCGCGTCGGCCGACACGCTGATCTCCACGCTGCTGCGCGCGATCACCCACAAAGGCGAGTTGTGGCTGCTGGGCTATGCCGGCGGCGAGGTCTGGTATGACACCGGCGACGCCAGGTTCCCGTTCCAGCGCCGCAGCCCAGGCGTCGTGCCGTTCGGCTTCGTGCCAAAGTCGGTGCAGATCATCGACAAGGAGGTGTGGTGGACCGCGCGTGACGGCTGCGTCTATCGCAGCAACGGCTACAACGCCGTCCGCATTTCGACACACGCCGTCGAGTCGATCATCGAGCTGACTAACCCGGACTATGTCACCGCGGTGGCCTATCTGCAGGAGGGGCACACCTTCTACTGCCTGACGCTGCCGCAGCTTGGCCGGACGCTCTGCTACGACGCGGCGACGCAGAAATGGCACGACCGCTGCAGCAATCCGCATGGCGTCGGGCCGTGGCGCGCGCTGGTGGCCGGGCGTGTTGGCGAGTTCGTGTTCGTCGGCGACGCCGAGGGCCGGCTGTACGTGCTGGATGCCGATGGCGACACCGACAACGGTAACCAGATCCTGCAGCAGGTGACGTTTCCGCCGCTGCACGCCACGACACGACGCGCGTTCTGTGGCCGCGCGGAACTGGAGATGGAGGCGCCGCCGGCCACCGACGTGTTGCTGAGCTGGTCTGACGACGGCGGACGGACGTTCACCGCGGGACGGGTGATGTCGGGCGCGCAGGCGCAGGCTGAGCGGCGGCGGCTGGTCTCGACGCGGCTTGGCTCGTTTCGTCAGCGGGTGTTCAAGGTGGAGACGCGCGGTCGGGTGACGCTCTACGCGATGGACGCCGACGCGACACCGGGAGCGTCGTGATGCGGTTTGTGCAGTTGGCGTCAGGCATCGACACCACGCCGGTCCTGGTGGAACTCGCGCGCAACGAGGACCTGTGGGATGCCAACCCGATGCGCCGCACCTATCCTGGCACGCCGCACGGGCAGATGGTGGACATAACCTGTCGCTATATGCCGGAAGCACTCATCAGCGAGGTGTCGCGCGGAGCGGAGCACCGCAACGTATTCTGGCCGCCCTGGTATAAGCTGCCCGCATTGCGTCCGCTGGTGTTCGGGTTGATGGCGCGGGTGCAGGCGGTAGAGCTTGGTTCGATCCTCATCACGCGGCTGCCGCCAGGTGGCGAGATCCTGCCGCACAGCGACGCCGGAAGCTGGGCGCCCGAGTTCTACAATTTCAAGGCGCACGTAACGCTTGCCGGGCAGGCGGTGACGACGTGCGATGGCGAGCCGTGCCTGCAGCGGGTCGGTGATGCGTGGACCTTCGACAACCTCCTGGTTCATGCAATCACCAATGCTGGCGAATGCGACCGGATTGCCTGCATCATCTCGATGCGGTGCGAGCCATGAAACGAGCGGAACACCAGCCGGAAACGGTGAGCGTCTCGATCTACGGCGGTGTCTATTACAAGGTCTGGTCGGTGCCTGACGCGCACACGATGATTCCAACCCATAGCCACGAATATGACCATCTGACGGCGGTCCTGCGTGGCCTGGTGCGGGTGTGGCGTGACGATGAGTATGTCGGCGACTTCCTGGCGCCGGCCACGGTCCGCGTTCCGGCCGGCTGCAAGCACCGCTTCGAGACGCTCGTCGGGTCATGCGTGTTCGCATGTATCCACAACGCGGATCGGCTGGACGGCGACGAGCCGGCGGTGCGCGAGAAACATACGTTGGAACTGGAGGACTGAGACATGCCGTGGGTTGTGGCGGGAGCGGCTGTGTCAGGAGCTGCGGCACTGGGTGGCGCCGCGATGCAGTCGGGCGCGGTCAGTGGCGCGTCGAAGGCGGCGCAGCAAGACCAGCGCATCGCGTTCATGATGGCGGATCAGTATAACAAGCCATACCGCGACTTCGGCACGACCGCGCTCAACCAGCTTGCCGGGCTGACCGGTCTCGGGCCGGACGACACGGCAACGGCGATGAGCCGGTTTCAGGTCGATCCGGGCTATCAGTTCGCGAGGGACCAGGGGCTGCGCGCGGTGGATGCCGGCGCCGCATCGCGCGGGCTGCTCAACTCGGGCGCCACGATCAAGGCCGAGGAGGGGTTCGCTTCGGGCCTCGCAGGCCAGCAGTTCGAGAATTACGTGAACCGGCTGTTCAAGCTGACGCAGATGGGCCAGTCCTCGGCCAACCAGACGGCGACGGACGCGCTGCAGACTGGGACGAACATGTCCAACATCGCCGCTTCGCAGGGTGCCGCGGATGCCAACATCTACGGCAATGCGGCCAAGGGCCTCGGCACGATTGCCAACGACCTGTTCAAGAACCCGGACTTTCAAAGCTCGCTGCGCGGCCTGTTCGGTGGCGGCGGCGGCACCAGCATCTATTCCGGCACGCCAAACCTCATCTGGAATCCGAACAATCCGATTGGCACGGAAACGCTGGGCGGCGCGACCGCCAACAATGGCTGGTTCGCCAATAACTTTGGGCTCGGCGGATGAGCGGCTTCAATGCGAATGTGCTGCTGCAGGGCGTGGCCAACGCCTCGCCGTGGCTGAGCTCGGACGAGCTGCTGGCGCCGCGCAAGCAGGCGATGTTCGAGCAGCGCAATGCCCTGCTCAACGCGAAGGACCAGCAGGATCTGGCGGCGACCGACATGGAGATGGTGGCGCGTGCCTCGGCGTATCTGAACACGCTGGAGCCGGACCAGCGGGCGGCGGCGTATCCGGGCATTGTGGCGCAGTTGCAGCAGAGCGGCTTCGCGAAGAACGCGCCGGCGCAGTATCCGGGGCACGAGCGCATAGCGCAGCTCGCCAGCATGGGCACGCCGTCGAAGGAGCTGCTGGAGCAGGCTGCTGTCCGGCGCGCGGCGGATGCCAGGCTCAACCCGCCAACTGGCAGCGCGGGTGCAACACCAGGTGCGACGGCGCCAGGCGCAGGGACGACAGTGGCTGGCACGCCGTTCGTCGCCACCAACCTGCCGGCCGGCATAACGCCGCAGGAAGATCAGATCGTCCGCACCGTTTACGGCGAGGCTAATAACCAGCCGGTTGCCGGACAGCAGGCGGTTGCCCACGTCATCCTGAACCGCGCCAAGGCCAGCGGCGAAACGACAGAGCAGGTCATCTTCAAGCCACACCAGTTCGAGCCGTGGAACACCGGCCGGCGCGCGCAGTTGGTGGCACTGGATCCAGGCTCTCCCGAGTATCAGCGCATTCTCAATACCGTCGTGCGCCCGGTTATGGCCGGCCAGGCGCCAGACCCGACCGGCGGGGCAACGCACTTCCTCAACCCGGCACTGGTCACCAGCCGCGGCGATGCGATCCCCGGCTGGGCGAGCGGCAACCGCACCACTATCGGACAGCACGACTTCTACTATGCGCCGTATGGCCGTGGAGGTGGCGGGGCGACAGCCGCCACGACAGCGCCGCCGGCAGGCACACCAGCTCCCTATCAAACGGCATCCACCGCGCCCGTCCCGCCGCCCACACGCGGCTCTGGTGGGGTTGTGGCGGGCGCTGATGGTTCGGGTGCTCCGGTGGCGCCAGCGGCCACCACAGCGGCTGCACCGGGCGCTACAGCACCACCAGCGGCGCCAACAGCTACTGTGCCGGGGTTGACACCCCCGCAGCCGGTCAATCCGCAAACCGGCCTCACTGCGGCGCAGACGGTGACGCGCAACAACATGCTGAGCGTGGCCAGAACCAGAGACCAGTTGGCGGCCATTGATAAGCAGGAGGAGGCGTGGCGCGAGCACAACGTCACGGCGCAGCGGCAATACGAGGTGGACCTCAACACGCGGCAGAACCAGCTGGCGACGCAGGCACGGGAGGCAAAAAAGGACGCTGCGGCGGAGGCCGATGCTGCCAAGCTGGAACAGAGCAAGAGCGAGGACGCTGATTCGCTGCGCGTTCTACAGGCAATCGGTCCCAAGATCCGCAATGGCGAGCCTCTGACGCCGCAGGAGCAGGATCAGTACGACTTGCACCGCAGGAAGTATGCCGAGGGTCCGGTGCAGCAGGTGCCGGACGGCAAGGGCGGCACAATGCTTGCGCGGGTCGGGCGCGATATATCGGATCGCTTCCCGCCGCTTCCGGGCCAGAAAGAATATGCCGGCGTCAAGCCGATCCCCGGCACCGAGAAGCAACCGGATTTCGCGCCGGCCAACGCGATGACCGCGATGCTGGATATCGGCGAGGGCAACCGGAAGATCGTCAAAGCCCTCGACCAGCTAGAGAGTTATCCAGCCGGTGTCGGCCTCATGCGGGGATCGCAGCCCAACATCATGTCCAACTGGACGGACCCGGAGGGTGTGAAGGTGCGGGCAGCGATAGGCGATGTGCAGGGCCATCTGTATCACACCCTGGCCGGTACGGCTCAGTCCGCAGGAGAAAGCGGGCGGTTGAGGACGTTTGTGCCCGGACAGACTGATGATGCGGAAGCAGCCAAAACCAAGCTCAAGAGCATGCTGGACAGCAACCGTCAGACGCTGCTCGATCATTACCGCTCATTCGGCCCGGAAGCCGGCGGGCGCAGGCTGCCGAACATCGAGGAGGAGATCCTCGCGACCATACCGGAGGCTGCCGTAGAGCGGCTGAAGAAGGAGCCGGATACAGCCAAGGCGTTCGACAGAAAGTTCGGGCGTGGTGCAGCTAAGCTGGCGCTCCAAAATGGCTAAGAACATCTACGACGAATACGACGACCACCCATTGCCCGGCATGAGCCGCGGCGCGCCTGACGCGGAGGTGCCGCCCGGCATTGATCCGCTCACCCGGCAGCCATTCCAGTATGTCGGCAACCCACCGAAGAATGACCCCGTGGCGCAGTCCACCGGACGACCGATCCGTGAGGATATGCCGCCGGGCTTTGGCACCCAGGCGATTGCCAGCTTCCCAACCGATCCGGAGCAACGACGCCGCGTTGTTGCAACCCAACTGTTTCCGGACATGGACCCGAAGGAAGCACAGTCGCGCGTCTTCTTTGGTCCGAATGGCCAGTTGGCAGCGGTGGGGTTCAACGGCCAGGCGTTCTATGTCGATCCGAAATTCCGGCCGGGCGACCCTTCAACGTATGGACCATCGGCTGGCACGCTTGTGGGGCCTGCTCTGCCTGCGCTGGGCGGCGTGGGCGGTGGCATGGTGGCTGCGCCCACGTCACTTGTGGCCGGCCCTGCAGGCGCCGCCACAGGTGCGGCTCTGGGAGACTTTCTGCGCCAGCAACTTGCCAACCGCTACGATCCGGAAGGCAAGAACCAGCCCTATAATTACGGGCAGACGGCTACGGAGGCCGTTGGCGCCGGCGCTGGGCAATTAGCCGGCAATGTCTTGATGCGCAACATCAACCCAAATCCGCTGGGGGTGTCGAGGTTTGATCGGGAGACAATCCGGCGCAACCCGCTGTTGCTGCGGGAGGCTGAGCAGCGGCAGGCGCAGGCCCAGGCGCAAGGTGTGGATCTGACACCAGGGCAGGCGTCTGGACTGCCGTCCTTGCTGGCATCTGAGGACGCCGCCGCATCCGGCTCCGTGCGGGGCAGGCCGGACCTCGCCGATATCGCGAAGACCTATTACGACATGCAGCGGGCGAAGCTGAATGTTGCGGCCGACAGAAGCATGGGCCAGGTCTCACCTGTATCCGATGCGGTCGATGCAACGTTGCAATTCCAGCAGGGCGCAGAGGATGCGACCCGCATTGTGCGCCAGCAGGCCAATGCGCAGGCCCGTCCGCAATACGACGCGGCCAGGAGCGTCGGGCAGGGAGCGTCTCCTGACTTATCTGCATTGTCCGAGGTGCCCGCAGTCAAGGATGCGCTGGACGCAGCGCGCCGGGACTATGCCAATCAGTTCAGGAAGCCTGCTCCTGATGTGCCGGATTTCGAGATGTGGAACCTCGCCAAGCAGAATCTCGATGACGCGGTGAAGGTAGCTCGCAGGGCTGGCGAGAACACCAGAGCGGCGGCAATCGACAGTCTACGTGCTGATGTTGTGGCCAGACTGGACGACATGTATCCGACCTATGGGCAGGCCCGCGAGATAGCCGCGCCAGGCCAGCGACTGTCTGCCAGGCTGGAGCAGTCGGCGGTGGGCGATGCGGCAGGCGGCACCGGCACTGAGACGACACGCTCGGTCCTGGCTCCGCTGTACGAGGGACAGAATGCGCGAGCCGTTGCCGAGCAACGTGGTGCATTCATTCAAGCCGGCAGGGAAGACGAATGGAATGCCGGCACACGGGCTTATCTGCAGGACATGATAGACCGGGCCTCGAAGTCGGCGGATGGGCTTAACCCGCAGACGCTGCGCCAGCAGCTATGGGGTAACCCGAAGATCCGAGCGAACCTGCAGGCCGGCATGGACCCGGCGGCGTTCCAGGGGCTGGAGAACTTCATGGGTACGATTGAGCGTGTGGCACAATCGCGCGGCATGAACAGCCTCACGGCGCCGCGACAGGCGGGTGCGGAGAATCTGGAGCAGGCAGCAACGCAAGGCTCGATGGCGGCGATCACCAGCCGAGGGCAGCGATGGGCGGAAAATCCTCTGCGTATCATCGGCGACGCTATTGGCGCGATGGGACAGCGGTCGAAGGATCGCGCGCTGACTGGTATTGTGGACCGGCTGTTCAGCCCGGACGGGATAAAGTATCTGCAGTCAATGAGCCGGGTGCCGCCGCTGTCTCAACGCGGTCTGTCCGCAACGGCGAATTTTCTGGGGCAGCTCGGCGCCGGATATGGAGTTCCAGCCGCAGCAAACGTTCTGCTCCGCAATAATCCAGCTTACGGGTCGCCTGCTCCCGCGTCCTGACAGTCAGGAGGAGTATGACGCAGGCGTAGGCGACCACTGCGGCTATGAACCAGTCAGGCATGTCAGTGTCCTAAATGCGGAGGTGACGCCGGCCGAAGCCGGCGCCGTCCGGTCAGTTGTTGCAGGCCGGGTCACGCGAGCAATAGCCGCGCCACCAGGGGCATTTGGCGGTGTCGCAGAACGGGTAATCCCGCTGCGGCTTGGGTGCGCCGTGGGCTTCCAGGATGGCCCGGAACAGCGGATGCATCGTCATCAGCGATGCGGCGTTCTCGTCGCTCATGTCAGTTGCAGTTGGTGAATACGCTGTCGCCGATCCGGTTGGACGTGCAGCGGCGCGTTTGTCCGTCCGGGCCATGGAAGCTGGAGAACGTGCTGTCGCCAACCTGGTTGGACGTGCCGCGCCAGCCGTCATTGTTGCGGTAAAAGGTGCTGTCGCCGACTTGGTTCGATGTCCAGTTCTGTGCGAAGGCGGGCGTTGCCGCGAGCAGGAGTGCCGCGGCGAGTGCTAGTCGTGTCATAGTCTGTGTGTCTTTCAGTGTGAATGTGCGGCGCGTGTGTCATCCAAAGCGCTGCGCCGCTGAACGCTCTGTCGTGTCCTAATGATGCAGCAGGCCCCACCATGTCGCGCCGGCAGCGAATGCCGCGACGACAATACCGGTGCCGCTTACCACGATGATCCATGTCTGGCGCCGCAGCTTCTGCAGCTCCATCGCCATATCGAATCGCGCCTTCTCCATTTGCAGCTCCAACCACTGAATGCGTAATTGCTGTTCGCGCGCGTCCTCAGCCGGCATCCATCAGGCCCATCCTTCCAGAATCCCCTGCAACGAGTCCGATAGGGCGAGGCAGGTAAGCGCGACGCCTGTCAGAACACCGCCAGCCACTGCCAGATTTAGGTCGTGCGGAGCGTCGCCAAAAACCCCGATGAGCGCGATGAGTGCGAAGCATATGACGCTGATGACTCTCCATGCGCGCATGCGTCGGCGTATCTGTTCGCTCATCGTGCGGTTTCCTTGGCCTTCGCCGGCTTGGCGAGTGCGGCTTGCAGCAGGCGGGTGACGAGCGTCGAGAGCGACTGCCCGCGCTCATCCGCGAGCTGCCGTAGCCGGTCGGCGATCTCATCGGGGAGGTAGACTGCGAGCTTTTGGCTCATGCGGCCTCCCGACCGTGGATGGCGATCTGAAGATCGACCTCGGCCGCCGCGGCCAGCGCGCGAAGCTTCGCCGCCTCCTTGCGCCACGTCTCAGCGTGCCGGGGATTCAGGCAGACAAAACGCTCAGCATCTGTCGCCCAGTTGTTGTAGCGCCGGACCAACTGGCGAAGCTCTACTTTGGTACGCATCTCTCAGTTCCTTCTCTCTGACGCAGCTTGTATCTCCATACGTCGCCGGATGTCTACAACAATCGCCATAGTGGATCGCAATTAATGTCTGACCCGCCGCCGACCTATCCGCACATCATCGTATTCGAGACCGCCGAGACGCAGCGGCTGTTCGTGCCGGCAGAGACGGAGCCGGAGCCGCCAGATCCTGAAGAGCCGCCTGACCCGGAAGAGCCACCGGAGCCGGGCGAGGCGCGCGCTACGATCAGCATCGACGGCCACGAGTATGCGTTCCTGGCGTCAGAGGGTCAGCCGCTCGACAGCTACACCGACCCCGATGGCCACTTCGTGCAGGACAACATCGTCTGCACCAATCCGGGCCTGCCGCACATGCTGGTATTCTACCGCCCGGATCGGAGCGGCGACCGCGAGGAATGGGTATTCGAGCACGGCCAGCCGCGGGCCACAGCAGAGGCCGCCAACCTTCCCGCCTACACCTGCACCATCACACGCCGCGACGGCACCACAGCCACCGTGGAGGCGCCGTCTGGCCATTACTGGTTCGGTCGCTGGCGCTGGCAATCGGCACCACGTCCGGTGCGTCGCTCATACGCGCAGCTCAGCGCGCAGAACCTCATCCCGCACCTCAACACCACCGGCCTGGCGACCGGAGCCATCCTGTCGGTGGCGGAATACAAGCCGATGGCCACCTGCGGGATGCCAACCAACATGGGCACCACAGGGGCGTATCCCGGCCTGGGTCTCATCACGGGGTGGCAGGCGCAGTATCTCGTGCGCGGCGCACCGGAGGACGCCTGGCGCGCACAGGCCGAGGCGATCAACGGCTATGCGGTGTTCGTGCGCGATCCAGACACGCTCGCCCCAGCGCCCGGCGACATCATCAACGACTGGCCGAATGCGAATATGTACAGTGCCAGCGAGGGCACGCCCTACATCACCAAAGGCCCATCGCCGCTGCGCACCGACCAGGGCCACCTCCCCTCGATGAGCTACATCCCATTCCTGCTCACGGGCGATCCATACCACCTCGAGGCGATGCAGTTCGTGACCAATTACCAGCAGTTGTCGCTGCCGGCTGACAGCCGCTGCATGGTCATGGGCCGGTACTGGGCCTGGCCGACGCGCGCGATCGCCGAGTGCGTCGCCGCGACGCCGGCCGTGGTGCCGTCCTGGCTGCTGCCTCAGAGCTACTGGCTGCACTGGCTCGATGTGCATCGTGGCTACGTCGAGGACCGCATGAGCAACGCCAGCGATCCCTATTGTTATGTGTTTCACACGATCCTCGAATCCGGCCAGACCACCGAACTGGACCCCAGCAAATCAGGCGATCATGTGTGGCAGCAAGGGATGGTGGACTTGACTGCCGCGTGGATCGCGTCGTGGCGCGAGGAGTGGGTCGGGCCTGCCGAGTGGCTGATACACTCGTGTATAGACAGAGCATCGGCCACCTCCGGCTGGTGCCGCGCCCGCTGCAGCCCCTATCACATGCGGTTGCAGAATGCCTCGATCCTCGCTGCGGCCATGACCAAGACATCAGACACGCTCACCCTCAAATACGACCAGCAGTTCCGGCCTGGCATGAGCGTGACCATCGACTCCGAGACGATGGTGCTCGGCGCATCCGATGATGGACTGACATGGGACATCGCATCGCGCCCGAAGCCCGCCGACCACCCGGCTAACCGCACGGTCTATGGCACCAAATGCCTATCATGGTCAGAGGCGGCGGACCTCAACATCCTCACTTACGACTGGGGCGCCGACGTGGCCGACAACGACCACCTAGCACCCAGCGTTACCGACCTCACCTACCAGTCTTACCAGCGTGCCGCGCTCGCGCAGGCGATCCACGCCGGGCTGGAGGTGCCGGGGCTGCACGACGCCTTTGCGTGGCTCGACGGCGAGATGCGCCGGCTGGTCAGCACCAAGGGCATGACGGTCGGCGACAACTGGGCAATCTCGCCTGTGGTGACATCGCGGAGGCCGCACCGGCGACGCAGCGAGCGGCCGTCGTGGCAACGGATGCGTGAGATCCTGGAAGCCATCGGCATCGGCGAGGACTGATTGTGTGGCTCGCCGCCCGCCGTTCCCGATGTTGCGGGCGTGCTTCTATCTGTTTGGTATCGTGCTGCTGCTGCAATGCCTGTGGGTCAGCATCGCGGTGCTGACGTGCGTCGTGTTGATCTACCAGAAGGCGTATCCGCTCGGCGCCTGCGCTGACCTCGGCGCTCGCGCGTCAGCGATCTTCACGGAGGCTCTGGCCGGTATCCTTGCCCTTCTGCTCGCTGCCAGGCCGCCTACGCCACCGCCGGATGACTAATGCTCGATCGGGTACGAGAGCAGCATCCAGGCCACGAGGGCGGTAACGCTACCCATTAAGAAAATCATCGCCACCAGGCGCCAGAAGCGCTCCATGAGCCTCAGCCCGACGCCATCTTCTCAGCGCCTGCGATCTCGACCTCCGGCAGATCGCCGGCCCATTCAGCGATGTCTTCGCGGCGCGGCTCGGTGCGGTCCCATGCGGCTGACTGCGCTTTGACGATCATCGCATGAAATGCCGGTAGTTTCTCGGCGAACCAGTTGATGGTCTGCAGGCATTCATCTGTGTTTTTGAGGTATTCCTGCCGTGTTCTCACGGCATCATAGCTGGCTATGACATCATCGCGCACAGTCTCGTCATGGGTCTTACGCGGTGCGGGTTTTACCGGTTCGACCTCGGCCCTTCGTGGCGCGCGCTGCATCAGCGCAGCGGCTGCTTTCAGGGGCGGTTGGGATGGTTGCGGCGGCGCGGTTGCTGCAGCCTTGCCATCGAAATCATAGAGCGCATCGACCCGTTGAATGGTCCGTTGCAGTGCTTCGTCCGCTGGGTCCAGCACCGGCAGGCGCTTCGAGAGGCGGCGGATGACTGTCTTGCGCGCCATCTCATCCGGCCAGTCGGTCCAGGGGCCAGAGTTAGGCATAGCGCTTGCCTGACGCACGGCCTCGACCTGCTCCCACGTCATGATCTCGCGCTCAGCGGTGCCGTCCTTAAGGCGCGCAATGGCATAGACCGCGACTTCCTGGCCGCGCCTGACCAGCGACACATCCCGGCGATGCACGATGCGGTCCTCGTCGCCCAACATGACGGCGAACTCCTCGCCATCGTAAACCACGTTTGCCGAGAGGCTGGCGACACTGCCGCCTGATTTCAGGCGCTTGAAGATGCCGCCGATCATCGGCTGCCACACCGCTATTCCTTTGCGGGGCACAATCGCACCCTCACGGCCATCCGGCAGCAGACCATCCTGGGCGGCATTCAGGCATGCGCTGAACAGGGACGACTGATTGCATTTGAGCAGATCAGGCTTTTGCCGGATGGCGGCCAGCACGACCTGGCGAAACTTCTCCAGAGGCACGTCGGGCGGCAGCATAGCGGCGATCCGCGGGTTGATGCTGTCCAGCTCAGTTTCAAATGTCTGGGTCGTCAGTGACTGGCTCATGGTTGTTTGATCCTGATGCTCAAGCGGTAGTCGTTAGGCCGCACGAGTGCCGCGTTCGGAATGTCCGCGCCGGCTTCCAGGGCCTGTTTGATGGCTCGCTTGTCGGGTGTCGGCTCTGGCGTGTGCATGTATTCCGGCGGCACCGTCCCGGAGACATCTACGAAGGCCGGCTTGCGGGCGAGATGGCCGGACAGCGTGGCGCTCTCCAGCCGAAAGCATCCGGTGTCTGCCATTTGCAGCTCAAGCTGACTGCGCGCGGTTTTAGCGGCATTCTCGGCGACATCGTGGAGGTGTTCAGCGGCACGGATGACATCGAGGGTGGTGCCCATGGCTGCTACCAGGTCCGTCTCAGCCAGTGCTGTTTTCACGGTCGCGGCGTAGTCTGCCCCGGCTTTCCAGACGGGTGCATAGCTGTCGCGCAGAGCGGTATGGATGGCGTTGCGTGCTTCGTCGGCTCCGCTCACGCGCTCAGCTCCATCTCGGTCTGTGGCACCGGCTCAGGCGCCTCCTGGGGTGCCTCGACGAGCCGTGGCGCGCGCTGGCGGCGCACCCGCGGGCGGCCGGTGAGGGCCGCCACGACCTCGCGCACGGCCTCCAGGCGCGTCTGCAGCACCGTCATTTCCAGCTCCAGCGCCCGCTCGTCGCTGCGGGCGCGTTCCAGGAGCGCTGCGGCGTTGGTGAGCAGCGAGGCATTGTCGATGTCGGTCATGCTGCGTCCTCCCTGAGATCCACGCTGTCGTAGGGCTCGACCGCCTCATCACAGCAGGGGCACCACGCCGGGCCTTCGCAGGCCGCGTATTCGTCCCATTCGAGCGGGCAGGCGTCGCAGAGGTACCAGTTATGGACGTGCAACCGGTGATGAACGCTGGCGTTACATTGCAACTGCGCATCGTCACAGACGGGCGTGAATTTCCCGTTTGGCGATTGTGTCAATCCGGCTACCGTCAGAGTGGGCGCGCCCATCCCGCCACCTGAGCGTTCGGTCGCTGAACGCTCTCGCCGGCCCAGTTCAAAAGTCTCGAGGGGGAGCCTATGCCGCACGTCATGACCTCCAAATCTGGAGGCATTATAGCAGCTAATTTGTCATGTGCGACAGAAAAGTTGTCTGGAGGGGAATATTGTTATGTCAGGCGGCGCGTGCCTCCGATCGTCGCGCGCCCTTTGCCTGTCCCTTCTTCCGCTCCGATTCGTCCTCCGGTTCGACCTCCGGCAATTCCAGTTTCTGCCTGAATGCCTCTACGAAAATCGCCAATTCGCGGGCCAGTTGCCCCGGCACGAGATGGTCGTTGTTGAAGTAAACCCATTCCAGGGTGATGCCGGGTAGCATCTTCTGGAGTGCGTAGACCGTCTCGTAGCGAGGCAGCACGTAGCCGTTGACTGCGTTGGACAGACGTTCGCGTCGCATGCCCAACTCGGCCGCGGCGTCCTCGATTGACAGCCCGAGCTTTCGCAAGACCGCGCGCAGGCGCAGCCCCACTTCCTTGGGTTTCGGCTTTTCCATCATGTTCACCACAGCACCCCGTCACCACCGCTTTTGGTGAGCGGCCCACCGAGTATCGCACGCCGACAGATAATCTGTCGCTTCCCATCTTGGGCCTCATCTTGCCAGCAAATATCTTGTCAGGCTAGTATGTCATGATAATGACCACGGCCAGGCTGTTCCGGCTGTTTGGCGGACGGGAGATCGTGATGGCTGTGACGGGGACCACCCGGCAGGCAGCGAACCACTGGATGCACAACGGGGTGCCCTACAAGCACTGGCCGGCGATCCGTGAGGCGGCGGCCGAGGCTGGCATTCCCGGCATCACCGACGCGGCGCTGGCCTCGACGCGGCCACGGGCACGCCGGAAGGCCGCCGAGTGAGCGCGGCGAACCCTGGCGGGCTGCATGAGTGGGACCAGGTGGCCTGCGCGTGGCTGCGGCAGCGCTGGGACGATGGGGCGGTCTGCAGCCTCATCGCGCGCGAGCTGGGCATCACCAAGAACGCCGTGGTGGGCAAGGTCCGCCGGCTCAGGCTGGCTCCGCGCGCCTCGCCGCTCCACGCCGCAGGCCAGCCGCGGCCTCCCGCGCGCCCCCGGCCGGTGAAGCCGCCGCGTCCACCGCGCCCGCCGAAGGCCGTGCAGGCGCCGCCGGAGCCTCGCCCTGTGCCTCCACCGCCGCCCCCGCCAGAGCCTGTGGCGCCGCGTGGCTGCCAGTATCCACGGGGGAACCGGCCGCACTGGGACTGGTGCGACGCGCCGGTGACCGGTCACGGGCCGTACTGCGCAGCTCATAGGGCTATCGCATATCTGCGGCCTGGCACCCGCGCCTGGATGCAGGAACGCGCGGAGGCTGCGGCGTGAGGGTCCTCGATCTTTTTTCCGGTATCGGGAGCTTCAGCCTCGGCCTCGAGCGGGCCGGGTTCCGCACCTGCGCGTTTGTCGAGATCGATCCCTACTGCCGGCGGGTGCTGGCGAAGCACTGGCCGGAGGTGCCGCAGTACCATGACGTTCGAGAACTCACAGCAGATCGACTACACGGCGATGGGATTTTCCCAGATGTCATATGCGGCGGATTCCCTTGCACCGATATCAGCGTTGCCGGAAAGGGCGCAGGCATCACTGGACCACAGTCCGGGCTGTGGTCCGAGTTCGCCAGGCTCATTGGCGAGCTACGACCCCGCTACGTCATCGTGGAGAACGTCGCAGCTCTCCTTGTTCGGGGGATTGACCGAGTTCTCGGAGACCTGGCCTCGCTCGGGTACGATGCGGAGTGGGAGATTATATCCGCAGCATCCATGGGCGCCCCGCACCGCCGGGAGCGCGTCTGGATTGTGGCCTACCCCGAGGGCCGGCGAGACGAGCGACCAGGCGAGCAGGCCGGGGCATTCGTTCAGTCTGTCGGCAGCTATGCGCCAGGGGTGGGAGCCGCCGATGTTCCCGACTCCGGTGGCGAAGGACGATGGGAAGTCGTTCGCGGGCAGTTCGTGGAAGGGCCAGCACAGGGGCGCCACGCTCACCACGTCAGTGCTTGCCGCTCAGATGTGGCCGACGCCGCAGGCGCACGACGCGGCGCCGGGGAATGCGAGCCGAGTGGGGCGCTACGGAACGGAGCACGGGGGGCGCAACCTGAACGACTGGGTGGCGCTGTGGCCGACGCCGACGATCAGCGGCAACCACAACCGCAAGGGCGCATCGGCGACATCGGGCGATGGGCTGGCGACGGCGGCTGGTGGCGCGTTGAACCCGACGTGGGTCGAGTGGCTCATGGGGTTGCCTCTCGGGTGGACCGACTTAGGGCGCTAGGCAACAGCCTCGTGCCGCAGATTCCCGAAATGCTCGGGCGCGCGATCCTGGCGCGGCGGGCTGCGGCATGAGCGTGCTGGAGCGCCGCTACATGCACTGCGCCACCCTGGCATGGCGCGTCTATGGCGGGGCCGGTTGGACCGCACGCATGGCGTCTGAGTGCCACGCACTCGGCATGCCGTGGGTGGACGGGTGGCTGGCGCGTGCGGTCCCGGTGCCGGACGCGATCCTGGCAGCGCTGATGCTGAGGCTGCGCGACATGGCGGCTGGGCGCGACTACAGCCAGCACAACGGCCCGCGCTCGCATCTGGTGGCGGCATGAGTTACCGCCTCACTTCGCCGGTCGTGCCGGAGGATGAGTTGCACGCATCGGTCGCGTCGCTGCTACGCAAGCTGCTGCTGCCGCCGGCGAGATGGACGACGTTTCCGGCTGGCAGCGTGCCGCTCCCGCCGCAGTATGCCGCCAAGCTGGCGCGGCTCGGATTACAGCGCGGCTGGCCGGATATCCTGGTGCTGCATGACGCGCGTATCTACGGCATAGAGCTGAAGCGGCGAGGTGGCGGGCTGAGCAAGACGCGCACCGTGCTGACGCGCAGTGGCGCGCAGAGGGTGCTGGAGGGCCAGGCCGATGTGTTCCCTGCGCTGGAGCGAGCCGGCATGCGGATCGCTGTGTGCCGTTCGGTCGATGACGTGGTGGATGCGCTCGTTGAATGGCGGCTGCCGATGATACCGGTGCGGGTGGCGGCATGAGCGAGCTAGAGCCGCTCTCGGTACCACGCGGTCCGATTACCACGCTGGCGGATGCGGGGCAGGCACTGAAGGTGATTGCTGTCGCTGAGGCTGCGGAGACGCTGTGGGCACGCGCCAAGGACTCGAAAAAGATGTTCGAGGCGGTGGTGGCGAAGCTTACCAACCAGGCCGCTTATGCCGTCTGGCGGCAGAATGAGATCGTGCCATCGCAGATCACGGGCGGGCCTGGGCGCGGAAAACGGTTCGTAGAACAACGATCCGTTTTACCGGCTGGAGATCCTGGAAAGGACGTTGTTGCCCGCTGGCGCCAGCGGCTGTGCAAGCGGATCAGTGCCAACGCCTGGTGTATGGACCAGGGGAAGTTTGATGCGGCGTTTGAGGACGCTTTCAGACGTTGTGTCCGCATCTGCGAGCAGGAGAATCTCGGCACCATCCGGGGCACTGAGGGCACTGGCGAGTTCGAGCGCTACACACCGAGCTTCTACATCGAGAAGGCGCGTGAGGTGCTCGGCGCCATCGACCTCGACCCGGCAAGCAGCGAATACGCGCAGCAGACGGTGCGTGCGGGGAATTATTTTACAGTAGCGGACGATGGCCTGTCGCGTGAGTGGTTTGGCCGCGTATGGCTCAATCCGCCGTATCATCGCGAGCTGGCGCCGCTCTTCATCGACAAGCTGATCGAGGAGCGGATCAACAGACATGTCAGCGCGGCCGTCGTGCTGACCAACAACTCGACCGATACCGTGTGGTTTGAAAAGGCCGTGCGGTATTGCTCGGCCATCTGCTTCACCAGAGGGCGCATCCGTTTCGAGGTGCCAAACGCCGAGCCGGTGCTGCCGACGCAGGGCCAGGCGTTTTTATATTTCGGTAATGACCGGACGATTTTTACTGACGTATTTGATGCGGTCGGCTTCTGCGTGGAGCCGCTTTGATGGGATACATCAGGGGATCGCCACAAACGCTACTCGGCGACTGGTGCGAGCACAACGTGGCAGGCCGCGCGATGAACCACGGCTGGCACGTCCTGCACACGTCGCAGGTTGGCGAAGGCGCCACGATGGTGGAGGGCCGCGATGGCAAGGTGGTGATGCCGGATCTTCAGCTCTTCGACCTGATCAGCGGCCGTAAGTCGCGGCTGGTGCAGGTCAAGGCGAAGCGCGGCGCCTATCGTTACATGAAGCTGCAGATTGACTGCACCGGCATGGACTGGCCGGACTGGGAGGCATGTTGCCGGATCAACGGCAGCGGCGTGCCGGTAGATCTGGCGCTGGTGCATCTCTACTGGCCATTGCGCTCATCGCCGGAGATGGCGCCCAAGCTGCTGTGGCAGACGGTGGATGTGCTGCGTGAGCGTGAGCCGATGCGCTTTGAGGACAGGGCATTCCCGCATGGCGCGGCGGTATGGGACGTGAATGCTTTCGATGTCCTGGGTGACATGCCCAACCCGCCAGATGACATCATTGCCGCGGTGCGGGCGATGGGTGCCAGGCTGCGCATCTGGGAGAAGCCGCCCTCGCTGCGGCGGCCACGCCAACGGCCGGCACAGTACGACCTGTTTGCATGGAATGGTGGTGCGTCGTGATGGAGCAGGTGGACTTCCCGCCCGGCTGGAACCGCGATGCAACACTCGCCGACGACGTGCTGGCCGCTGTGCAGGATGCCGACTGCTGCTGGCTGCAGGTGGTGACGGAGTTGGGCTTTGTGCTGGCGGCGATGCTGCTCGGCCAGGAGAATGAGGCCATGCGGGTGGCGGTTGCGGAGGCGTTGGCTGGCAAGCTGCTGGAGACGGCACGTAGTGGCCAGATGCCTGGCGTGGTGCTGCAATGACGACCGTTGCCGACTCAAACGCAGTGGCGCACAATAGAAAACCGCCAGTGTTGGAAGCACTGGCGGCCTGTAACTTAACCAAGCGGTGCTTGGGCTATGCAAACGGGGTACGTGGTGTCCCCATTCTGCACAGCCTCGGCGCCGTCGGCAAGAGGCATGTCTCATGACACCTAATCCGTACGCCCTGGCGGTCGAACTGGCCAGGCCGGTCGTGCGCGGCTACATCTCCCGCACCGACGTGGACCTGACGCTGGCCCTGGAAACGCCCGACACCGGCGCCTTCCGCATCGCCCAGCATCTGCTCAACGAACGGCTCAGCCGCCTGGAGACGCGCCGCGATATCACCCGGCTGCGCATCAGGCGCCGGCTCAAGCCACTGATCGCCATGCGCAAGCCGCCCAACGTACTGCTCGCAGAGGCCCACGACGTGAACGGCGGTGAAGGGTTCCCGTTTGCCGAGCCGGAGGTGGGCGACATCGTTGCGACCGAAGTCTACTGGGCACTGCCGCAGGGAGGCCGGCGATATGGCTGATACCCTCGACGAGATCCTCGCCGAAGCCGCCCAAAACAAAGAAGAGCAGGACCGGATCTTCAGCGCCTACGAAGCAGGCGAACCCAGACCTCGCCTCAAGTCCATCCCAGGCGGCAAGGCCGAGAGCGAGGACAGGGCCGAGGCGCCCCCATTCGGACTGCGGCCCGTCCGCATCCTCGACCAAAAGCTAATCCCCCATCGGCAGTGGATCTACGGTACCCAGCTCATCCGCGGTTTCGTCACACTGCTGATCGCGCCAGGCGGCACCGGTAAAAGCACGCTCCTGCTGGCAACGTGCCTGTCCGTCGCCACCGGACGCTCGCTGCTCGGACCTCGCATCTACCAGCAGTGCAACACCGCCCTGCTCAATCTCGAAGACCCTCAGGACGAAATAGACCGGCGACTCACCGCCCTCGCCATGCGCTACAATATCGGCGACGCCGACATCGGCGGACGGTTCTACGCATCCCCGCCAGAACGAGGTATCAAGATCGCCGCCAACGGCGCCGATGGATTCTCCGTCGTCCATCCCGATGAGAAACAAATCATCGAGCGCGTCCGTGACGAGCGCATCGGCCTCCTGGCCGTCGATCCATTCGCCGAAAGCCACACTCTCGAAGAAAACTCCAACCCCGCCATGATCCAGGCCGCCGCCGCCTGGCGGCGTGTCGCACGCCTGGGAGACTGCGCCGTCATCCTCTCCCATCACGTCCGCAAAGGCCCCGTGGACAACATCGAGAGCGCCCGTGGCGCCAAGGCACTCACCGACAGCGCCCGCATCGGCCTGCTGCTCAGCACCATGACAGCCGAAGACGCCGAAAGCCTCGGTATCGCCGAGGATGAGCGCCTGCAATACGTCCGGCTGGATGACGCCAAAGCCAATATGGCACCCCGCGCCCCTAAGGCCGCGTGGTTCCACCTCTCCAGCATCACCCTCGATAACGCCGACGCTACCTACACCCACGGCGATCAGGTCGGTGTCATCGAAGCATGGGAGCCAGAAAATGTCTGGGACACCATCTCAATCAAAGACGCCAACACCATCCTCGACCGCATCGCGGCCGGGAAAGACGGCGAGCCATACACCGATAGCCGACGCCACCCAGCCACACGGTGGGCCGGTCACGTCGTCATCGCCGTCATCGACTGTCCGGCCGAACAAGCCGCCAGCATCATCGGCACATGGGTCAGAAACGGTGTCCTTATCAGGGATGGTTACAAAACCGACAACCGTAAGGCCAGAACCGCCCTCCGCGTCGATGACACCAAGCGCCCAGGCACCCGGTATGAGTGAGTTTCCCGAAGGCTTCGCTCTGGAATGGGACGGCCAGGTCTACCGCCCCACGGGAACCCGTGAGCACATCCGCAAAGACAGCACCCTCACCAGGCTGGTGGACTGGACCACCCAGTGCCCGTCATGCGGGAAAGAGTTCACCCTCAGCACCTCTCTGTTGTTTCACGCGCCCAGACGACGCTGCGATGCATGCAAGTCGCCCCGTCGCGTCAAGACCGACCGTAATCTCTTCATGAGCCAAATCCGAGGCGATGCAGCATGACCCAATACCTGTGTTTGTGGCGCGCTTTGTGGCGCGGTGTGGCGCGCCGTTGGACGGTTGCGCCACAAATTGGCCCCCCATTAAGGGGGGGGCCAAAAAGTTTGTGGCGCGCCCCAACCGTCCTTAGGCGATTTGTAGCGCACTTGTGGCGCACCGGCCCACAGCCCATCGGACCCATCGTCGAGCGCATCCTCGAACGCTGCCAAGCTACCAAGGACAACCCCCATGCCGCTTGACGCACTACCAGCTACCCGGTTAGATGCGGCCAACAGGATGTGGGGCCAGCCTCTCGCGGACCCTATGCCTAGCGGATGCCGTCCAGCCTGGTTCGTTGCTGTCATCACCTCAGGCCAGATGGCACTCGCCGAAGCCGCACTCCGCGCCGATCACTGGCCATGCCTCTTCCCGCTTCATATCGAACGACACGGCAGCAAGCGCGGCACCATCGTGCCTCTCTTCCCTGGCTACGCCTTCGTCCAGTTCAGCCTCGCCAATGACCACTGGCCGGAAATCTACCGCACCA